CGTAGTATCTTCATCCGCGAACGCAGACTTCTATGTCAAGGCAATCAAGGATTCATCCTTGAAGCGAAAGACAGCAAGGGTAATCGAGAACGCCCGGATCCGGCTTGAGTCCATGAGCGAGGAAGCGGCTTCAATATCCGGCGACCTTGAGCGCGATATTTCAGCTGCGAACCTTGGAATGTGCGGGACCGACTACAAGCGGGCAGGGGAATACATGCTTGATACCGTCGCGGACATCGAGCGCTTCATCAGGACGCAGGGCAAGGTGAAGGGAGTCGAGGCACCTTTTGCCGGCTTGTCAGACATCACCGATTTCAGGGATGGGGAGTATATAATCATCGCCGCCCGTGCATCTATGGGTAAAACGGCGCTTGCCTTGAGTATGGTTGAGGAAATAGCAATCAGCCGGAAGATTCCAACCGGGATATTCTCAATCGAGATGACGGCCAAACAGCTCAACCTGCGTCTGGTTTCGTCAGTGAGCGGACTGTCCGCGTGGATGATATCGAAGGGAATGTACAAAGGCGAAAGCCAGATGGACGGGCTCATGTACGCCGCCCAGACCATAGCCGACAGCCCGATATTCGTTGACGAATCAAGCTCGATCAAGATTTCCGAGCTGAAAACGAAACTGCGCCGGATGGTCAAGGTTGACGGATGCCGGATCATTTTCATTGACTATATCGGACTGATAAACGCCGAGCTTCCGAAGCTTCCGAGGCACGAACAGATAGCCGAAATTTCGCGCACGATCAAGGCCATGGCGAAAGAGCTGGACATCCCGATAGTAGTAATGTCCCAGCTTACCCGTGATTTCGAGGGGAAACGGCCAACTCTGAACAGCCTGGCAGAGACGCGTAGCCTTGAACAGGATTCGGATGTTGTGATATTCATTCACCGGCAAAGGGTTGAGGACATGAGCGATGAAGAGAAAACAAAATATTCAGCGCGGATTCCAAGCGAGTTGATCATAGCGAAGAACCGGAACGGCCCCACAGGGGTTGCCAACATGCTCTACCTTCCAAACATCACGAAATTCATTGACCAGGTGAACACAGGGGGAAACAATGATAACCATGCTTAACACCGACTGTATGGCCTACATGGCAACCCTGCCGGACAAAGCGTTCGAGCTGGCGATTATTGATCCGCCGTATGGTATTGGGGCTGAAAATCAAGCTGGTCCTGAGAATCACGGATGGACACAATGGGATAGGAAAGAATGGGACTCTGCCATACCAAAAAAAGAATACTTCTATGAGCTTTTCCGCATTTCAAAAAATCAAATTATATTTGGCGCAAACTATTTTACACAATTTCTTCCATCTTCTATGGGCTGGATATTTTGGGATAAAATGCAACGTGGATTTTCTCTTGCAGACGGAGAATTGGCGTATTCAAGTTATGAAAAAGCTTTAAGGGTTTTCCAATATTCAAGAGCCGAAGCGTTTCAAGATGGTCGAATCCACCCAACCCAAAAACCGGTTGCCCTCTACAAGTGGCTCCTATCCCGCTACGCCAAACCCGGCGACCGCATCCTCGATACCCACGGCGGGAGCGGCTCAATCTGCATCGCCTGCCATGATCTGGGATACGACCTGACATGGATGGAGCTAGACGCGGATTACTACGAGGCGGCGTGCAAGCGGTACAAGACCCACGCGGCGCAGGGACAGATGTTCATCCAGGACAAGCCTAAACCCGTGGAAAAGGAGCTGGAGCTATGACCAAACGCCTGTTGCTACTTAAACTGCCCGAACCCGCCCGACCCACCCAGAAGCCCACCTACATGCCGCCCTTTGGCCTATGGTCCATCGAGCACAACGTCAGGAATAGGGGATGGGACGTCCAGACGCTTGACCTTCACCTTCACGGGATGGACGCCCTTGACCAGGCCCTGGGGATGGAATGGGACACCGTGGGAATATCGGCGCAGTTTTCCATCCAGCACGACCTATACGTCGAAGTTGCCAGAAAATCCGCCGCGTCCGGGGCGCGGGTAATCGCCGGGGGCTTCCATGCCGCCGCTGTCCCGATGCCGGAAGGGGTTGACCAGGTATTCGGGGGTTGCGGGGAACAGGCACTTGTCCCCGATCTTGGATTCAGTGACATCGAATACCCTCCGGTTTCCGTCGAGCGGATGGAACCATACTGGGCAATGGGTGCGCCGCATGACCTGCAATCGTTGACCGGCAAGTGGATGCCCGTGGAATTCTCGCGGGGGTGCGACCGGCATTGCGGTTTCTGCGGGGTCAATAATTACTGGGGCGGGGTCCGGTACTTCGACGCGGTGAGCAATCTTACCCACCTGAACGACCTTGCGGACAACGGGATCAAGGAAATCTTCATCGAGGATGACAACGTGATAAGCAATCCGGGGTTGTTCTCGTGGATTCTTGACCGGCTGAGGGACAACGGGATCGCATGGTCCACTCCCAACGGGATAAGCGCCCGTGAATTGAGGCCATTCGTGCCAAGGTTGCGTCAATCGGGGTGCTGGCGTGTTTCGCTACCTTTCGAGACGGGAAACGCGTCCACGGCCCGCCTGATGCGTCTGGGGGCCAAATGGATGCCATTCTACGAAGCGTTTTTGCTAGTGGACGCCCTGAGACAGGAAGGGATCAAGACCTGCGGCTTTTTCATCATCGGCTATCCGGGGGAAACCCTGGACGATATGAAGAAAACCCTGGACTATGCGAACATGCTTCCGCTTGACCAAAGGAACATCTACATCGCCACGCCCTACCCCGGAACACCGCTCTACGAGGAATGCAGGCAGGAAGGCTGGCTGGTGTCGGATGACTACAAAGATTTGCTCTACACCAGGGGGCTGATACAAACGCCGGAATTCACGCCGGGCCAGGTGGAAGCGGTGAAGGCGAGGGACCGGGAAGCGGCGATAGCGAGAAGGGGGAAGAAATGAAATACTGGGTACGCTATTCAGAGTTCACGGGCGGTGATACAAATATTACAACCGAGATCATGGATGTGCATCCACTGATATGGGAGAAGGACCATCCAAGGAAGGGCACGATGAACGGCGGACCGTTCGTTATCGACTGGAAGGAAATACCGGACAGCGTTGCGGAGATAGTGCAAAGGGGGAAAGCTTGACGCCAGGGCAATGCCGTGCTATGATTCAGGGGTCAGGCGGGCGGCATCCCGATTGACGATTGCCTTTTGGGAGGCGATAATCAAGAGAGCTTGTAGAGTCTAGCGGTGCCCCAATACGCCGCGAACCCATGCCGGGAGACTCTATAAGCTCTTTTTTTTGGAGTTGAAGATGAACGAACCAAGTCTTTTTACGCAAGAGTTCCAGCCGCATGAGCATGCCATGAGCGTAAAGGAAGTTGCAAAAGCTCTGAACATATCAGAGCGGACTATCCAAGAGCACGCAAAGGCGATGTTCCCGCATTTAGTGCGTAATGGTTTTCCTACGCTTCTAAGCGAGTTTCAGGTTACGGAAATCAAAAAGGCCGTGGAAAGAAGTGGAAGAACCGACCTCGCGAACGTTCGCGAGGTGTCACAGGCAACAACCTCGCTGGAAATCGCCGAGATGACCCTAAAGGTTATCGCCTACCATAAATCAGAGGCCGACCGTCTACGCTCGGAGCTTGCCGCTTCAAGCAACGCCCTTGCCCTCGCCGCTCCCAAGGTGGAAATGGCCGAAGCCCTCATGAGGTGCGACCGCAACATGAGCATCACCGACGCCTGCAAGCACTTCGGCCTGCACCCCAAGACGGAAGTTTTCCCGTACCTTCGGCATCATGGGTACCTGACAACGCGGGACCTGCCCACGCAGGCCGCCATTGACGCCGGATACCTCGAGCTGAAAGAGACCGTGCTGAGGGACGGAAGCACCATAGCGCAGGCCGTGGTTGCGGTCTGGCAACTGGAGAACTGGAGATCCCACGTTGTCCACCAGGTAAAACGATGGTGCGGGGAGATGGCCGTTTGAAACCGGTATATGCAACGTGTCCGCATTGTGGGAGAATGGTTGATATACTAAATCATGGCCGTGATGGGACAAAAAATGAGATAAGACTGATGCGGTTGCGTGAGCAGGTGTTGATGGATGCGCTGGAAGCCATAGACAGGCACGGGAAAGCCGATGCAGATGGAACAAGCTTTTCTACTTATTATGGCCAAGTGGTATTTATCGCCCGTGCCGCCCTCGAAGCGGTGAAGAAGTGCAATGAGTGATTGGGTAAAGGTTTTAGCCGTTTGACGCGCAGGCCGATAAGCGCTAGACTGCAGGGAGAACGTGCCGGGGGAAACGTCGGCGGGGGTGGGGGATGATCAGGATAGAGTGCAAGGGTGCAGACATACTTCCTCTGGATGCCATTGAGGAATTCCAGGGAAATCTCAAAAAAAGAACCAAGGCCGACATCGAGAAAATCATCGTATCGATAACCAAATACGGCTTTTCCTTCCCCTTTTTCGTCTGGAACGGCGACGGGCACAACCGTTGCATGGACGGGCATGGACGTATCCAGGCCCTCGCCGAGATGCGCCGGAGAGGCGAGAACCTTCCCATGTTCCCGGTGTCATACGTCGAGGCCAAGGACGAGGCGGAGGCGAAACAGAAGCTATTGAGGCTGAATAGCCAATACGGAGCCATGAGCATTGACAGCGTGCTTGAGTTCACGGACGGGCTTGAGGTGGATTGGGACGATCTTGCGTTGCCTGGTGGGACGCTTTATCTTGGATCAGGCGACAGTCCGCCGCGTTATACAGAATCAAGCACGGATGAAATAGACGTTGACGGCTTTTCGATGGCCTGCAAGTGTCCGCGGTGCGGTATGGAATTCGATCCTAAGGTGCAGGAATGAACGTCCACGCATGGAACCTAACCGACCTTGAGAACGTCAAGAGCAACGGAATAAAGGTCATGTCAACCTTTGCCTGCGGTGGCGGCTCCACTATGGGATACAAGCGGGCTGGGTGCGAAGTTATTGCCGCGAACGATATTGATCCTGAAATGGCCTATCACTACAAACTGAACCTTCACCCAAAGCATTATTTCCTTTGTCCGATAAAAGACCTGCTGACAGCAGGCCTTCCAGACGAGCTTTTTCACTTGGATATACTGGACGGTTCGCCGCCTTGCTCTACTTTCAGCATGGCGGGAAGCCGGGAAAAGGCATGGGGGAAGGACAAGGTATTCAGGGAAGGGCAGGCCAAGCAGGTATTGAGTGACTTGTTTTTCGACTATCTTGACCTCGTGGACAGGCTCAGGCCGAAAGTGGCTATATCCGAAAATGTCAAGGGAATGATAATCGGTAACGCGAAGGGTTATACCAAGCTGATAATGGAACGGTTCAAAGCCATTGGCTATCGTCCACAATTATTCCTTGTCAACGCGGCTGATTGCGGAGTTCCACAGAAACGAGAGCGGGTGTTTTTCTGTGCTGTGCGTGATGACATTAATGCACCGCCCTTGAAGCTGGCGCCTAAGCATAGATGGGTTGGGTGTAATGAAGCTTGCTTCGATGTTTGCTCAGGCAGAGGTCATTCTAGACCAAATGATTTAAAGTATTGGCATATTACAAAACCGCTCAAATCGTATTCAGATACTAAAAAGCGCAATGGTGAAAAAGAGGGTTGCTTTAGTCACATAAGACTATCAGCTGACATGCCGGCAAGTACAATTACGGCCAATTTGCAAACTCTTACTCATTGGAAATTCCCGCGTGAGCTTAATTATAGCGAAGTAAAACGAATAGGCTCTTTCCCTGATGACTACCAAGCCAAAAACGACAATATCGGAAAATATATGATCGGGATGAGCGTACCGCCCAAGATGGCCGAAGTAGTGGCAAGGGCAGTATGCGAGCAATGGCTAGGGGTTAATTATGGCGAACCATAAAAACCTTAAAAAGGGTGGAATAACCGCCGAGCAAGCGCCGAAGATGGGCCGCAAGGGCGGGCTTGCCTCAGTCAAGGCCAAGCGCGAAAAAAAACTTATGTCCCAGATATACGGCGACTTCCTCTCCGAGCGCTTCAAGGTACGCATTGACGGCAAGGATGAACAGATAACCGGTGAGAAGCTTGTCAACCGCGTGGTGAAGCAGGTGCTTATCTCTGGTGGACCGGGGGCCGTGTCACTCATGAAGGAGATACGGGAAGCCACCGAGGGAAGCAGGATGACCGGCGCTGACGGTGGACCGCTTGAGCTTGTCATCAAGTATGTTGATTGAGCGGAACCGCGCATTCGAGCCATTCTACAAATCCACGAACAAATACAACATCCTACGCGGAGGCGCGGGTTCAGGGAAATCATATGCCGTCGCCGATGACATCATAATCAGGACCATGCATGGCGGGGGCAAGTCGCGGACCCTTGTAACGCGCAAGGTTGCCGCCACAATCAGGCAATCGGTCTATGAGTTGACCAGGCGCAGGATTGCTGACATGGGGGCCTACGACCATTTTACCGTGAACAAGACGGAGATGACGTTTTCCTGCAAGGGCGGGGACATCATCATGGTGGGCCTGGATGACGTGAACAAGCTGAAATCCATCTACGACCCTACAGACGCATGGATGGAAGAGGCCGACCAGAATACCCAGTCAGACTTCGAGGAAATAGACCGGCGTATCAGGACCGTGACGAAACGGAAGCCGAAAATAACGCTTTCCTTCAATCCAACGTCGGTCTACAGCTGGCTAAAGAATTACTGGTACGATAACAACTTCACCGGCGACCAATTTGAGCTTACGACAACCTACCTTGATAACCGCTTTCTTGATCCAGCCTATGCCGCGACTATCGAGCGCCTGAAGGAGACGAACCACAGCGCTTATCGTGTTTATGGCCTGGGGGAATGGGGGATAGTCGAGGGCGTGGTATTCGATGACTGGGGAGTAGCCGATATTCCAGCAGGGGCAAAAAGTACCGGGTACGGGATGGACTTCGGATACACCCACGACCCTACCACCTTGATCGAGGTATTCGAGACGCCGGAAGCCTTCTACTATGACGAAATCATCTACCAGGCCGGGCTTACCAATCCAGAGATAAGCGCCGCGCTGAAGGATCGGGGAATATCCAAATACGCGGACATAATAGCCGACTCGGCAGAGCCGAAAAGTATTGAGGAACTTCACCGTATGGGGTGGAACATCTATCCGTGCAAGAAGGGGGCTGATTCGGTGCGCTTCGGCATATCGGCCATGAAAACGAAAAAGCAGTTTATCACGCCCAGATCGAGCAACCTGCAAAGGGAATTCAGCTCGTATTGCTGGAAACAGGACAAGAACGCTCGCTGGCTTCCGGAGCCGGTGGACATGTTCAACCACGGGATTGACGCCATAAGGTACAGGGTAGACAGGCGTCCACGGGTGAAATCGGGTCCGTCGGCCACTTCCCTGGGCCTATAGTTGCGTTCCGGGGCGTTTGGGTGTAGTATTAGCACATGATGGGGGTCCACATGGACGTTAAGCAGATCACCAAGTTAATCTCCGCCGACTCCGCGCGGGTTGCCAGGATCGAGAACCAGCGGAAGTACATGCAGGGGCGGAACGTTGCCATCCTGGGACGGACTGCCCACGAGGAACCCGATAACCGTATCAGCATCCCCATTGTCCGCAAGGCCGTCATCATCGTTTCGGGATACATGGCCGGGCAGGACAGCATAGCCTATTCTACCATGGACAAGGCAAAGCGCGGGATCAAGGGCGTGGTGGCGAAGGTCAAGGAAGCGATAACCGGACCTTCCGACTACGTTTCCGACGTGCTGAAGCCCGTTTTCGACAGCAACGATGAAGGGCTGACAACGCACGAAGAGTTCGAGACCGCCTGCGCGCACGGGCTTTCATACGAATACCACTACACCAGGGACGGGGAAGCCCGCTTCGTGGAAGTACCGCCGGAACAGTGCATAGCTATATGGGATGACCAGTTGCCGCCCATGCTGAAAGGCATGATCCGCTACTACAGCACCAAGGACGGAGAGAAAGAGGTAAAGCACGCGACCGTCTACGACTCGGCAGAGATTGTCCAGTACGAGGGCGAGAGCTACGAAAAGCTGGAAGAGAAGGGACGCGAGGCGCACGCATACGGGGAAGTCCCGTGGGCGATAGGGAAAATCACCCGCCGGGGTGAGAACCTGTTTGACCATGTTCTTTCCATCATCGACTTCCGGGACCGGATCGTTTCCGAGGATTACGCGAACGAGGCGCAACGGTTCAGCAATTCATACCTTTTGCTACGGGACCAGCTATCGACCGAGCTTGACGATCTTGGTCTGAACGAGGCCGACAAGCTCCGGGTAACGCGGACCTTCGAGGGGCTGGGGGATGACGTGACCAAGGCCGTCGCCTTCCTTGTGAAGAATATCCCGATAGACTTCATAAAAAACGCTGATGAGCTTTTCGAGCGTCTTTCGTATGACATGATGATGCTTTTCGACAACAAGGACATGGCCACCACCGGGGAAATCTCAGGGATAGCCCTTGCCTACAAGCTACTTCCCTTCGAGTACGCGTCAGCCACCTATGAGGCGTATTTTTCCCGCTTCCTGCAATGGCGCATCCGCTTGATCCAGAATGTGACCGGCAACCTGAAGGCCAGGCCGCAGGACCGCCCGCAGGTGTCGATCAAGTTCACCCGCAACCTGCCCTTTGATATGCAGTCAGCCGTGGAAATGTTTTCAAAGGTGGCCGGCGCTTCATTGCCGATACGGGTAGCCTTGAAGCTATTCCCGCCAAGCTTGATCCCGGACATCGAGGAAACGGCGCAGGAAATCGAGCGGAACATGGCCATACCGGACATGGACACCGAAGAGCCAAAGGAAGAGACGAAGGACAAGGGGGAGTGATGCCAGTATGGATATGGTGGGCTTGGGGTATATCGACAGGAATAACCGTCCTGTTTACAATCGCCGACATAATAAACGTTATCTATAAGGCTATAAAGGGCTATGCCTGAATTCCGCGACCTTGCCAAGCTCCAGGAATCGCAGTTCCTCGCATGGGAAGATCGACAGAAGATAATCGACCGCGTGCTACTCGCAAACTACCGCTCCGCGTACAAGGAGACCATGGCTCAGATTGCCAGCCTGTATGCCAAGGTCGGGCTTGACGATCCCGTGAAGGGCGTATACATCCGCAAGGAAGATGCCATCCGGTACAACCAGCTGGGGAACCGCCTTGCGAACCTTGAGGATGAGCTGAAAGCCCTGGGCAAGAAAGGCGTGAGGCTGACCGAGGAAAACAGCGCCCAGTCCATCCAGGACGGGTACTACCGCAACGCATGGGCGTATACCCAGACCGTCGGGATGGAACTTGGAATTCCAGCCCTGCCCATCGACGCCATCCGTGCCGCCGTCTACTCGGATTCATCCGGGCTTGATCTTGTTTCGACCTGGGGGAAGAACACCACCGATGCTATCTACAAGACCCAGGGGGCGATAGTCCGGGGCATAACCATGGGCCAGAGCTACACCAAGATAGCCGGGTCCATCAAGACCGAGTTTGACAAGGGACTCTGGCAGGCCATGCGCGTCGTGCGCACGGAGGCCGGCAGATGCTGGTCCGAAGGGGCGGAAAAGTCACATGAGGCGGCGATTGAGGCCGGGCTTGACGTAAAGAAGCGGTGGAGCGCCGCGCTGGACAAGCGGACGCGGATTGAGCACGCCCGTCTTGACGGGACGTATGCGGACAAAGACGGGCTATTCTGGATCGGGGGAGAGGGACAGCCACAGCCGCGCCTATTCAGTGACCCGGGTCAAAGTATAAATTGCAGGTGCGGAGTTTACGACGTGCTCGAAGGGCTGGAACCCACCATGCGCCGCATCCGTGACCTGGAAGGCGATGACGGATATTCGAGCGAGAAGGCAAAGTCGCGGATCGTTCCATACCAGTCTTTTGAGACATGGGCAAAACCGCAAGGATGGACGGCTGACAAGGGCTGGCCGAAGGTAACTACTACAGCCGCGCAGGCTGACAAGGCGGTAAAGGCAACGCCTACGGTAAAGACTGGATTACAGAGAGCCGAGAGGGAAATATCACGTAGTGGCGTTGAAAACGGGATAATATCACGCCCTGACGGGTCAATACTCGCAAGGATAAAGGGAACAACAGAAAAATCCGTTGACATACCAAGTGATATGGTGCCCATGCTTGAAGGTAATATATTCAGCCATAACCATCCAAGGGGAGGATCGTTGTCAATGGGTGATGTCGGAATACTTTCAGGTTATAAAGTGTCAGAAATACGTGCCGTCGGTCCGACTCATACCTATAGCATGAAGCCGCCCGATAGCGGTTGGGGTCCCGGATGGTGGTCGAAAAAGTTTGAAGTGTACAAAAAGGCTGAAAAGGATTATGCAAGAAAGGTGTCAAAGGCGCATAATGCCGGGGTTGTAGATATTCCTATTGAGGATTTGAATAAATGGAATCCATGGGATGTATTTGCGAGTAAAACCGGGGTAATATATAAATCATGGGAGAATGAGAAATGACAATAGACGATACTTCCTTGAATATCATAAATACTATATGTATTGGATGCAGGCACTACGAAGGGGCTTGTGAATGCACCGCCTTCCCCAACGGTATACCTGATGAGATAATCGACGGGACGGTAGAGCACCGGAAGCCGTACCCTGGGGACAACGGTATCCAGTTCGAGGCTGGAAAAAGGTGAATAAGGGGGACCAGATGAACGAACGTAACCGGGTAAAGCGGACGATATTCTATGCAAGTTTGCTTGCAGGATTGCAACGGATGATAGCGTCAGCCGATCAAAAACTAAGGAAAAAGATGAGGTTCGAGACGTTCAACACGTTCTCGGCAATCGAACAGGCTAAACTTATGGCGGACGGATGGAAGCTAATTTAACCGTGACCCTTGCCAACAAGCACGTGTGCGAAAGGATCGTCAGGAAGATCGAGGAGATGAAGGCGGCATCCGTCGAGGGGTGGATTGAGGTCCACGTCTCGAAGGAAGGGCGTCCGGTGTCGATAGCGGTCCGTACCGTGGAGGCTATCAAAAACGATTGACAGATCGGCTATCATGGTATAGAATGGCTTTAGTTTCGGTCGGTTGGGGTGGATACCAAGCGGTCGAGTGTTACTGATTGCCCGCAACGCCGATCCACCGGCCGAGCGGGCTTTTTATTTTAAGGGGGAAGTCGTGATTGAAATGAGGACGGAAATGATAGGGCCGGAAAGGGCAAAGAGCCTGCTATCAATAAACAAGACTAATAGGAATATCTCAGAAAGACACGTTAAGGAATATGCCAAGATGATGGCCAACGGCGATTGGGATTTTACACCACAAGGGATAACAATATCAAAAACAGGAAGCCTTATCGATGGTCAACATAGACTTAACGCTATTATAAAATCGGGTGTTACAATTAAAGCATGCGTGTTTATAATTGACGAACACGATACGGCAATGGGTGTAATGATAGACAGAGGGAAAACACGTTCAACAATGGACATAACCGGAATACCTAAAGATTCGGTAGCAATAGCAAATTTTATACTTCGAAACATAGTAGACCCTGGGCAAAGTTTAATTTCACCCTATGATACTGAAAGATTCTACCAAGAACATTTAAAGGCTTTTGCATGGTATGAAGAGAATGTAATTCAGACACATATCAGGAAACTAACAAACGCTTCCATACGATCGGCATTATTGATTAGGCATATGAATAATAATTATTGGCTTGATCAATATTTGGCTCTTATCCATCTTGATTTTAACGGAATGTGTCCCGGAACACAGACGCTTTATAGATATACATTGAATAATTCATGGCATGTTGACAATAGGGTATCGACATTCAGCCTCGCTTATAAGGTATCAAGTACGGAAGGCCGGAAAATATCAAGAATTCCGCCAGTAATCACGATAGGAGACGCTAAAGAGGTTGTTCTTTCAGATATAGGCAAGTAAAAAACCGCTTTACTTGCAAAGAAAGTATCCATGTGCTAGTATTATTCTGTTGATGGTCTAAAAATCAGTAGGGGGAAACCCCGAACCGCTACACTCGAAAGAGAGGCGCTCACCATATTCCGGTAAATCGGGGTATGTGGAGCGCTTTTTTTATATATTCACGCGTCGCCGGGGCAACGTGGCGGGGCAAAGGAAACCTCATGAACCTGAAAGACATTATCGGGAAATTGCCGGAAGCCGAGCGGGCTGAGGCGGAAAAGACCATCCAGGACGCAATCACAGCCGCGAATCCGCTGGCCGGGGTTACGACCAAGGAACAGGCCGCCGAGTTCATCAGCAAAAACGCGCTTTTCAAGTCTGCCCATGACGCGGATATTTCCATGAAAGTGGACGACCACGACAAGCGCTTCATGGCCGACAAATTACCGAAGCTACTGGACGCCGAGATCAAGAAGCTGACCGGACCTGAGACCGACCCGATCAAGCTCGAGTTGGCGCAGATCAAGGCTGAAAGGGCCACCGAGAAGGCCGAGGCGATACGCGACAAGCAGAAGGCAGTAGCCTTGAAGCTGGCCGCCGCCGAGGGAATTCCGGTGGATGACATCGAACGGTTCCTGGGGGACGACGACACCAAGACGACCGAGACTACCACGGCCTACGCCAAGCGCCTGAAAGCATGGCGGGATGATGCGGTTGAATCGGCGCTGAAAGGGAAGCTTGGAAACAACGGAATCCCGAAGCGTGGCGATTCGTCAAAAGCAATGAACATCAAGGATTTCACCGCCCTTTCACCGAAGGAACAGGCGGCGAAAATGCAGGAAGGAATAACCATAGTTGAGGAGTAATCATGCCTAGTGTATTGACCGCGATCGCGCCCACGCTTTTCAGCGCCGCGCAGGAAGTCAGCGGAGAGCCTTTCGGGGTAGTTTCCGCTATAAACATGTCTTTTGATAACAAGGGCGTCGCCAAGGGCGATACCGTCAAGGTGCCGTACATGCCCGCCCAGAGCAATACGGCGTTTGCACCCGCCGCCGCGACCTCCGAGGGAACCAGCCTCACCGCGAACGCCATTTCCGTGACCATCGACAAGAGCCAGAAAAACAGCATGGTTCTCAACGGTGAGCAGATCCGCTCCCTGGAGAACGGCGGGAACTATCAGGAATGGGTCAGGCAGTGGGCCGCCCAGGCCATGCGCGCCCTGCGCAACGAAGCCGAGGCAGACGCCGCCCTTGCGGTGAAATACGGCGCTTCCAGGGTAGTCGGAACCGCCGGGAGCACCCCGTTCGCTTCAAGCATGGATCTTATCGTAGATATCCGCGCCCTGCTGAGGGCCAACGGATGCCCGATGAACGATCCGCAACTGGTCCTTTCCGCCGCTTCCATCGGCAACCTGCAAAAGCTTGGCGCGTTCAATCTCGCCTACGCCGCCGGGTCCGACGCCGAGCGCCGGTCCGGAATCGCGATGAAGCAGTACGGGTTCAACATCCGCGACTCCGCCGGAATCGTTGCCCACACCGCCGGAACCGGTGCCAGCTACGTCATTGACGCAACCTCGAGCCTTGTCATCGGATCAACCATTCTCAAGACCTCCACCGCTGGATCGGGAACCATCCTAGCCGGTGACGTGGTAGTCTTGCAGTCGGACACCAACAAGTACGTCGTTAACGAATCATCCGTTGTAGCCGGTTCAGTCTTGCCGTTCACCATCGGACGCCCCGGACTGAGAGTTACCACCGTAGCCGCCAAGACCATCACCGTGGGAGCCGGATACACCCCGAACCTCGCCTTCGAGCGGTCTGCTGTAGTCGGAATCATGCGCCCGCCCCTCATCCCTTCCAATCCAACGATCAGGCAGATCATGATCAGCGACGGAAGCGGTCTGACCTATCTCATGCTTGAGATCGACCAGTACGGCGAGCGCTCCTGGGAAATGCACCTGGCCTGGGGCTTCAAGGTCGTCCAGGGCGAGCATGTCGCGATGATCCTCGGATAAGGGGGAGCGGATGCCTATACTAACAACTGACAACGGGCTGAGGCTCGACAAGTCTAACCCGGAGTTCGAGAGGCAGGCGGCATGGCAGAATACCCCAGTGGTTATCTGCTATGACGTGGTAGCGGACGCCGCCGGTGCGGCACTGCAAACCATCCCGACGCCTTTCGGGTTCGAGATTCTGGACGTTAAAGTCCAATGTCGGGCGGCCAACGGTTCAGGGTCATTGATCCTGAAACACGGAACCACGGCCGTTACCGACGCAATCGCCTGCACCACCGACAAGGCTATTGCCCGTGCGGGATCAATCGATGACGCGCAGAGCACCATAGCGGCTGGGGATGTCCTTACCGTGACTGCCAACGGGGCATCTGACCGTGGGCTTGTGACCATCATTGGAAAACGCCTCTAAGGCGGGAGGAAATATGGATAATCAGATCAACACCGGGCGGCGCGGTCCTTTCGCCGATGACATGGAACTTCCGCTTGCCGGGGACAACTGGGGCAACCAGCTTGTCTCGCAGGCAGGCCCCAAGTACCTGGAATGGTCCCGGCGCGGGTACATCTTCACCGCCCGCCCCACAGCCGCCGCCGCACTCGTCATCTTCTCGACCGCGACGAACGCGCCGACCCTCTGGAACCCTTCCGACTCCGGGAAGATCATCGTACCGCTTTTCATAAACCTGCACCCCGTTGCGGTCGCTTCTGCGGTCCATACCGGCGTGCTTCTGGGGCTGAAGTCTGCGTGCGGGAACGTGGCGGCAACCGGTGCGCCCTTCCCCACCTTCACCAACAAACTGCCCACCTGCAACACCCCTGCGGCCGGAAAGACCGCATCGGCGAAGTTTGCGGACAACGTAGTGACCTTCACGGCGATCCCGTCGGTATTCATGGACCTGGGCATGTACCAGGCCGCCGCCGGGCTTCCCAATGAACCACACTACGCCTTTGACGGCGAGCTGATGCTGGGGCCGGGCGATGCCATGTCCATCATGGGTCAGGCCGCGTCGGTCAACACGTACTGGATTTCCGTCGTATTCGCCGAGCTTCCGCTGGCGGCTGGCGGCCTCGCGTAATCATGGCGGGTGGGTCTGGGGTTCCCTCCTTCCCCTGGCCTGCCCGCCTTCCTGGAGGCCACTATGAACGAGCTATCAAGGCTTCTGAGCATAGCCGAGGATGAGAACGAATACCTCACCAAATTCAAGGCAACCATTTCATCCGATCATGCCTATATCCACAAGGGCATCGGATTTTCTTTTCTTGGCAATAGCGGATCGCTAGCCGCAGGAGCGGCGTATTCCGTATCTTTCAAGACCCCTCCGAACAAGACAATCCATTTACGACCGACAGGATTCTATGCTATCGCGAACGCGATGGAATTGCGCATAGCCGAGAAATCAACAGTAACCGGCGGGACTGCGGGAGCGCCTATAAACCGTAACAGGCTTTCAAAGCAGAATACTTTTGTAAATATCGCCATAGGCATAACCCTGTCAGCCGAAGGCTCGGTTGTAGACTCGTTCTATGCCGGCGCGCAAGGCGTTGGCGGCCGTGGGGAGGGCGGGCTTGGGGTTCCAGCAGATGAGGAGATGGTGCTTTTAAGGGACGAAACCTACAGCATCAGGATTGCAAACATCGGATCGACCACGGCATCAACCGGATATTTCAGGCTTTTCTGGTATGAGGAAACCTAGATGATTATTGAAAGGAGAACAGAATGAATACAAGTCTGATTGTAGTAAAGCTGGACATGGTATCAAGCGACATCGCCGGATGCCGCCAGAAGATGACCGAGGCGCGAGCGGCAGTGACGGCAGTCTACAACAAGCTGGCGGCCATCCCGACGGCCTACGGCGAGATGATCGCGGCAATCAATGACGCCGAGTACACCGGGGCTTTGGCCGATGTCCAAAAGGCCCAGCTTGCGGCTCTAGTGGCCGAATTCACTACGCTTGCGGGTTCGGTTAATGCCGCGCAGACTGCCCTGACAACCGGAGTGACAGAGTACTAAATGGCAAACAAGACCGTAACCGTCCGACCGAGTGGAGGCACCTATACTACCCTTGCCGCCGCCATCACGGGCGAGGTTACGGCAAACGCAAACCTTGTCACCATGGCCGGGATATTGACTATACAGATCGAGGGAGACTGGTCAGGTGGGGCAGATAGCTCGACGGTCAATATCACAGGGTTTACAACATCCGCTCTCTATTATGTAAATATAACCACTGATGAGGATAACAAGGCTGGGACAGCATGGGACACAGGTAAATACAGGCTATATTCCTCAGCAAGTGGCTACAAAATAGAGGTTAATCAGGCATACACCCGCATATCGAATATTCAGGCTGGCGGGAATGTAAACTACGACAAGGAAATTATAGCCAACCGTCATTCAACCACGATAATAGACAGTATATATGTTAACAAGGATGGGGCGCAGACCACAGGGGCGGGACTCTGGAACTATGCTTCCGGTATAACTGTCATAAACAGTATATTTTCATTTTCAGGTACCGGAAGCAACTCAAGCGCAGGCTCGTCAAGCTCGACCGATTACTACTACAATTGCACATTCCAAAAAAATTACATAAAGCTTGGATCAGGGACAACCAGCTATTTAAAGAACTGTTTCGCCCAGACATATACAACATATGCGGGCACTATAGACCTGACGACATGCGCTTCCTCCGACACGACCGGATCATCCGGACTTCAGAGCATAGCGTATTCAACCGACAACTTTACCAGTGTTACCGCAGGATCGGAAGACCTGTCCCTCGTATCCGGCTCCGACCTTATTGACGTTGGCACAGACCTATCCGCAGACGCGACCTACCCGTTCGACTGGGACATAACCGGAGCGACGAGAACGGGGACTTGGGACGTAGGTGCCTATGAATATGTGTCAGCCGGTGGAATAAAGATACCTGTTGTTATGCACCATCTTGCCATCATTAGGAGAAACTGAATGAGCATGTACCTAAAGCAATCCACAGCGGTCGGCATCATGTTTGGTCCATTCGTTGACAAGGCCGATGGTGTGACACTCAAGACCGACGCGACCACGATAACCGACATCGACCATGCCACTACCGGGATATTCCTTTCAAAGAACGGCGAGCCATCGGTAGTACGACATCAAACCGTTACTGCAAGCGTTGCAGACGCCTACGGAATGATGCACGTCCACCTTGACACTACCGACACTAACACGGTTGGACCGCTTGACGTACTTTTTTCCAAGGCCGCGACCTACCTTCCCGTATCCAAGACCTTTATTGTACTTCCCGCCAACGTCTATAACAGCCTTATGGGGACTGATACCCTTGATGTCCAGGTTACAGGAATCGGGGCCGATGTGATAACCGCCGCATCTATTGCCTCCGGGGCCATTGATAATGCCACCTTCGCCGCAGACGTCGGATCGACCGCAATAGCGACAAACGTTATCGGAATAGCCGCCGCAAAGGGCGTTGCCGAGACCCTGAACACCGCAATCCCAGGAAGCCCGACCGCAAACAGCGTAAACGAGCGCGTGGCTACCATGGACGGGCTTTTGCTTGGTACAATAGCCGCCGGTACGCATAATGCACAGTCGGGCGATTCCTACGCGGTGGTAAATGGAGCTTCCGGCCTTGTGGCGATAAAGACAGAGACGGCGCTTATCCTGGCCGACACCGGAACCGACGGGGTGGTTATTCCGCAGGCCCAGGCCGACAAGGTATGGGGGACGGCATCCAGGGTACTTACCGCCGGGACAAACATAGCGCTTGCCAAGGGGTCCGGCGTGACAGGGTTCAACGACCTTTCAGCGGCGGACGTAAGGGCATCGGTGGGGCTTGCCAGCGCCAACCTGGACACGCAGATCGGCACGCTTGCGACCGGCACCAACCTCGCAACGGTAGATGGAATTGTCGATGCAATCAAGCTGAAAACAGACCTTATCCCGGCAAGTCCGGCGGCTGTCGGTTCTGCCATGGCCCTTGAGGCTTCGGCCGTCGATGCGATCCACGATGAGGTTGTCGAGGGGTCAACGAGTCTAAGGCAGGCTATACGGCTCATGATGTCAGCACTTTTCGGGAAGGTATCGGGAGCGCCCACAGGTCCCATACTTTTCAGGGACATCGGGGATACAAAGGCCAGGATAACCGCAACCGTTGACCTGGACGGGAACAGGACCGCAGTCACGAAGGATGCCACCTGATGCGGTTCTCGATAACGCCGCCAGCATGGTGGCCACTAAACTACTGGCCGCTCGGGTCAACCTCTACCCTTCCCGTGGGTGATTGTCATTGCAACGCGGTGGGAAAACAGGCGACAATGACAGGTAAGGGCTACCAGGTCTCGATTACCGGGAAGGGATACCAGGCCACTATAGCGGGGGTTAACGGATGACAACACTTGACAGCGCCCCCGAGGGCAGTACCTACGAAGTGGTATTGAGCTACTTCGACAAGACCCTTGCCGCGATGACGCCGACATCGGCTTCCTGGAGCCTATTCGACGAAGAGGGGAACGTCATCAATTCCCGTTCGGGCGTGGCGATAACGGCGATTTCCACAACAAACATGATCGAGCTTGCCGGGGCTGACCTTCCGTATATCCCAACCCAGAGCGCGGTGTATTTAGTTGTGAAGATGATCTATACATCGACCTTCGGGGCCGGAAGGATAACATATTCATCCTTCAGGATACCGATTGAAGCGGTGAAGGGGGCGACATGGTAAGCCTGTCAAACGTCAAGGCATATCTCAGGATAAGCGATACCGACGCCGCGCGTGATGCCTTGATTTCCCTTTTGATCCCGGTTGTCTACGCGGACATAATCGCCGAGTGCAACAATTTCTTCCGTATGCCCGACTCTGAGAAAATCTCAAACGCCATTTATTTCGACGTTACCGGGTCGGTATACAAGATCATGATTCCAAGCGGATTCTCTGCTATGGGATGGCCGACTGGCGGGACGCTTATCGTATCAGGCTCACGGCTGAATGACGGGCTATTCACCATTGCGGCTCAGGCCGACACCTACATCACCACCACCGAACCGATCGTGGATGAACTGCAGACAACCGCCGGGTATGATGTCAGGATTGACCTGGTGAGCTTCCCGAGGTCCCTGGAGCTTACCGCGTCCAGGATGATCGGCTACCAGCTCGCCAACTCGAACAGCTCCGGCATCGAGTCCATGAG